AAAAAAAAGTTAATCTATTCCCAAGCTAGTTAATTGTTCCTATACCGCCTCTTGGGACAGACAAATATAGAAGAGAGTGTTTAAGGTACACTCTCTAAACCTTTTGGGATATGTAACGTTCCCCTAACGCATACGTTCTATCACATAATTCATAGGAGTATGAATCCTACTATCCCATCTCATAAGTACGATGAGCTGTACTATAACTTGCCCGCTTTTAATTACGTCCCTTGGGCTTCAGGACAACCAAGGATTTTTAAAAGAGGAACTATCCTCTCACCTTGGACTGGTTGTTTTTAGTCCATAATAAATCCATTTCAAGTTAATACACTCTTGGTTGGATTATTTCCAAAAGTGTATACCAATACAATAACTCAGTATTGGCACAATACTGTAGGCGTTATACATTTAGGCTATATTATAAGTTTTATAGTTAGGCTATATTGTTATTATATAATAATAGAGGGAGATTATTCTCCCTCTTTAATTAAATATGGTTTGATAACAGCATATTCTCTATAGCTGATTTGCTCAATAGTCTTAGGTTGACCATCACCCCAAACAATGATTTTTACGTCGCAAAGTCTTGCTTTGAGTAACTTTGCTTTGTAAACTCCTTTGATTATTTTTTCTAACATAGTTTTATGCACTTAATTCGTGTCGTGCGCAACTTTATGTTATTGTAAGTTAGTTAAGCATGAATAAACAGCGTTTTTGTATTCTTTCAGAAAGCTATCAATCCCCATATAATAAGGAACATTGAATTTCTTTGCGTCTTCTACAAAGTCCTCCCAAACTAAATATTCCGCTATTAATGATTTGCGGTTATCTGGGCAAAACACGTATCTATTAAATTGCTCATGTAACATTGACCAACCACGTGACTGAACCCCATAAAGTTCAAATAATAGGTCATATCTTTCTTTAACGTATTCTTTTGTCATAATGTTTAAAATTGTGGGCACTATGTTTCAAGTGCCCTTATTAGTATTTAGTTGTTTGAAATAATCTCTTTGTATTCTTCTAAAGTGATTAACACGCCACAATATAATATATAGGTATTCATATCTTTTTATTTTTGATTGTTAGTAACTTAGTTATTTGCTATGATTTCTTTGTATTCTTCAAATGTGATAAGAACTCCGCAATATAAAACGTATGTAGTCATAATTGTATATCTTTTTTAATGATTATTCTAATTTAATGTAAGCAGTTTAAAGACTTGCTTAGGTCTATTTGTTTACTCTGCAAATTCAAACCCAATTAAAGCGGCTGGAACCTCAAAAGGTCTGCCCGTTTTAGTCGGAATTGAACGTGCATAAACTTGTCTATGGCAAACTAATTCTTTGCCCTTAGCTAAGGAAACAAACATTTCGCCCAACTCTTTGTTAGTTGTTTGCGCGGTTAGTTTATCCCTTAATTCTTTTGAAATAGTGGAGTTATTAACAACTTCCACCGTTTCACCGCCTTTGCGTTCAAATGCCTTTTTCAACAAGGTAGAAAGCCAAAGTTCTTGCTCATTGCCTTGCTCATCAATAAGCAAAGCAACAACACTAACACGATTTGAACTTTCAGACCTTGCAAAGCAATATCCTTCCGCCGAAAGTTTGAACTTTCTACCCTCTTGGTATGGTGAAAGGTCATCATTCGGAACACTGGCTTTTTGGTTTGCCAACTGATTGAACATTGCTTCATTGTCTTTGTTAATTCTTGTAAAACCTTCTAACATGGCTTTAATGTTTTGACACATTGGATGCCTTTTTCATCCGCTAATGGTTTATTCAGTGGTTGTGTCAATTCCACCTAACGACAAACCGTTTTCCCTCTGCACAGGGAGCTACGCTTTTGTCGCTAACTTTATGTAAGTGTTATAAATTTAGGCTTGATTTTTCTAACGAAACCCCCAGGGGGTGTTTCGTAGAACACTACCCTCCCTCTCGTCTTTTCTACCTATTTCCATTTTCCAATTTCAACTATCACACAGTTTACACTAAAATTTGCAATTCGCGAATCGCGAATTTGACATTTATCAGCCAATAAAATTAAATTTCTAATTGACTGGTCACCTCAATGGGGAGGGGGTGTATTTTTGGAGTACCTAGTACCTGAGTTCGCCTATATTAAGTATATTTAAGTATAACTCATTAGGTAATCTATTTAGAATGTATTATCTTTGTATTACCAAACAATAAGGAAGAAATAACGTATTAATTATAAAATTTTGAATTATGGCTAAAGAAGTAAAAGAAATTGTAACAACAGAAGAAGGTTGTAAATGTCAGTGTGGTTCTTGCGAACCTAAAGAGGATTCTATTGTATGGGGTAAGGCTATGGTGGCTAAACTGACAGTATTAGATAAAATCATATCAGGACTAGAGAATGGTGCTAATATTGAGCATTGTCTAACACTATCTAATATTTACAGAAATCTATGCAATTAAAAGCTATACTTGATAAGTATGATGTTATAGAGGCGCAAGTACTCTATAATAAGGCAGTAGAGCTACTACAGCTCATTAGTGATGAAGAACTAGAGGAGATATTTACTAAATATCCAGCATTGTTCTCTAAGATTACTAATGTTCACCTTACCCATGAACAGCTACTAAGGGATAAGCAATCTATTAAAGATGCTATTGATGTATTTATAGAGACTATTGAATCACGAAACCTTACTAAGGATGAATTTGATGCAATGACTCTAGATGATATTAAAGATTATATGAATAGCATTATCACAACTAAACTCCCTTGTTTACACAGAATTATTAATGAACTAGAGGATAAAGTAAATGATTCCAGAAATCAGGCAAATTAAAATGAGCTTAACTCTCTTCGAGCAAGGCTTAGAAGAGTTTATGAAGAAGGCTGAGCAAGTTAAGAATGATAATATAGAACTAGCTAAAGAGAATGACAAGTTAAAAGCTAAAATTCTTGAGCTAGAAAATAAATTGAAGAGCTAATGACTATTAACGAAATTGAATTATATGATGTAGAGGCTGTTGATGAAGTATTATCACACCTATCTAATGGAGATGCAAATGTAATACAAGAAGCAATATCTTCTTTATGTGGAATGGTTACTATTAGAGATAAATACATCAAAGAGCTAAAAGAAAAGATATTACAGGCTGGTAATATCCTAGATGCAAAGACTATCACAGAATATGAAACCAAACGTATTCCAGGTTGTATCCAAGATATTGCTCCCAACAAAAGATGGTCAAATACTTTTGGAGGATGATATACTACAGAGACAGAATGTGTTATATAGTCCTTAAAGAAGGGGAATATATGGTACAGATTGCTTATACAGTTCCAACTGACCCAAAAATTGCAGAGGAACTATTACATATGAATGTATCAAAAGCCCATGAACAGATGGCTGAATTAATAAAGACAGAAAGAAGACGGGCATTAGAAATTAAAGTATATGGTGAGGATAACTGATGACAAAGAAATAAAGGAAACTGTATTAGCTGGCTTACAGAGGAATAAGGAGAAGTATGGTAAAAGATACTGTCCTTGTTCCTTAGTAAGGACAGATGATACAGTATGTATGTGTAAAGAGTTTAGGGAAATGGAAGAAGGTACTTGTCATTGTCAACTCTATATAAAGACTAAGGATGTAGACATTCCTTCCCATGTGGATAATAGTACACTTGGATATACATCTAAGAGTTTTAAAATAAACTTTAAGGAAGTAGAGTGATATGAAAACATTTAAAGGTCATAAACAAGAAACTCTATTACTAATTGAAGAATCCGATTTAGATGATAAGATTGCAAGTAAGCTAAGAGGTAATCACGTAGATTATATAATTGCACCATTGTCAGCTAAAGATAATGAGGATTTTATGAAGCAGGCTCTATGTTGTATTTCTATTAGTGGGATTTACTGGGGTCAAATATTATATTACACATGAACGAATTACTTAGTATATTAGAGGGACATACCTCTATCGAGGAAGCCTTAGAATTTTATCAGTTAATATATAGAGCTGTAAAAGAAAATGCCTATATACATCCAGGTTGGGATTATCTTAGATACCCTTCCGTAACATTAATAGGTGATGAGATTTGTTGTAAGGGTTAAAGGAATCAGAGGATATGGGATTACCTATGGAGTTATAGACCCGATTCCGTTTAATGAGATAGAATGTGCTACCGATAGATTAGGGGAGATTGTCTTATATGCTCTAAAAAATTATTCAACACAATGGGAAGACTCAATACTATCTGTAAAAATAAAAGGTGAACTTAGCTAAATGCTAGGCTCACCTTTTCTGTTATGTAATATAATACCAATCATTTCTATCTCTTACATTCTTATCTTCTAGTTGCTTACTATCTAAGTGATAATCACCATCTCTAAAGTTTAGCTCTTTAGTACCATAATTCCAATAGAAATATCCATGCCATCCTGGAAGCATTAGTATCTTACCAGTAGCAGCATATAAAGTAGCCTGATTATAATTCATTCTTATCCTTAGATTTATTATCAAACTTCTTCCAGATTCCTGTTATAGAATCAATGCCAAGTAATGCCATACAACAGACTAGGAATGTATCTATCATTAATGGGGCTTGAACAACGTGTACAGTACAGTATAGTAATACAGCAATAGCTACGAACCATCCCAATACACCACACACTCTTTTACTACTAATTCCAGAGTGTGAACTGAACATTCCCTTTATAAAAGTTATAAACCTCATAGTATTAGAAATTAAACATCTGTATCCTACTAGCTACATCAGTTCCACTTCCAGATTTACTCCAATGTCTATCAGATGGGTTAGCTAATCCTTGTAAGTATTTCCTAACACCACCATTACCTGCTAACCATGCTCCACCTAATAATCCAAATTTAGTATATCCTTTTTGTGCAGCTAACTCTAAATCTTTCTTATTAAATCCTCTCTCAAATGACTTAGCTAATTTAATTGCAGCCTTAATTTGTAGTTTAGGATTATTTCTAAATGTCTCTATATCTGTACCTGCATAAGCGGTAATATTATTATACTTCTTACCATCCTGCATGAATTGGAAATATCCATAAGCGGGAGCACCAGCTCTATTTTGAATTGCACTATTAAATCCAGATTCCTGCTCTGCCATTTTAGTAAGGAACTGTCTATAATGCTTAGCTTCTGGGTCTTCCTTTTCTACTTCATCATACCACTTATTAAACTCATCTAAACCTTTAGATGGCTTGATATTAAATAGTTCTCTCTTCATAGGTGTGTTTACAGCTGATTCTATAATAGGCTCATCTATTCTAGGCTCATCAACCTTAGGTTGTGAAACTACTGACTCATCTCTAACAATAGGAATATTATATGTGCTAAATACATCCGAAGACTCGAATTTAGGTATGTCAGGAGTCTCCACTGGGGTATATGATACAAACTGTAATCCATCCTGACCCTTTCTAACTCTATTAGTAGAATATGTAGGTCTATCAGACTTCATAAACTTCTTCCTCATATCTCTCTTATTATTAAGAGTTCTTGAGTTTCTTACTAGGGGAGAATCCTTGAATTTAAATCTCCTACCATCTGATACTAGGCTACCACCCTTCTTCATAGTTAATAGTGCACCTTGCATTAAGGGCTGCCTTCTTATATATGGATTTTTAGGAATACTCTTTATGCTATCCCAAACTCTCCTACTACCTATATAAATAGGATTCTCTTGCTGTAATATAAAAGGGGTTCCTACTTTATCCATTAATGCAGCTTGCTTAGTAGCTCTAACTCCTTCAGCAACATTATCTCCTGACCATCTTTTAGCATAGTCTCTAGGATTAAACTTCCACATATCCTGAGATATTTGAGTTAGTTTACCTTTCTTGTTATAGTCTATTTTAATAACATGACCTCCTACATCGTCAATTGGACCAACATAGTTAGTACCAGGCTGCCTAAAGGTTTGAAATCCATCTGGCATTTCTATAACCATATCTCCTTCCTTACCTTGTAATTTACCAATGCCATTAGAGTAGTTATTAAATTCATCTACATTATTGAATCTTAATGGATGACCACTTTTAACTACAGATTGCATTTGGTATCTTCTACCTTCAATACCAGGATACAACTCACTATATCTTTTATCATAATTAAACCCTTGACCTTTAGCTGGCTTAAATGACTTAGATATTCTCTGGAACCAGGGACTTCTACTTATTAATGGGTCATTCTGGAATAAATATAGTCCTAATAAGTCCCTATCACCATTATTACCCTCTGGTGTTGCTGAACCAGTATAGGTAGAATCATTATTCTTAATATCCTTTAAAGATACAGAAGCATTGCCTTTAGTTCTCCTTCCTACTTTATAAGCTGCAACCCTGGCAGGAGTTTTCTCTACGTTAGATAAGAATGGCATTACTCTATTTATAGATGCCATAGCCATATTAGTAGGTGTGCGAGCTTCCTTATTAAATATCCAATGGTCTTTATTAAGAGTACTCCAACCTAAGTCAGCATCTCCCTTAATAAACTTAGTAGCTAATTTATTCTTAGTAATATTTAAGCCTTTGCCTCCACCATATACTGCTCCTGGATTTAGATACTCACCAATTTCTGCTGGAATACCTACCTTACCTTCTAACCATTGCCCAAATCCTCCAGTAGCATTATTAACTGCTTCACTTCCTAATATTCCTCCAACTACAGTTGCTGGAGTGGTTACTAATGCTGCACCAGCCATAGCAGGCATTACAGTCCTCTCTAAGCCTACTAATGGATTAGTTCCATTCCTCATTGAGGCTTTAAATCGTTCTTTAGCACCTTTAAAAGGATGCCAATAATCCCTATTTCTCTCGGCGGCAGTTCTGTTATCAGTAGATGGTTTTCCACCTAAATCGGTAATGTAATACTGTCTTGGTTTGGCTTTAATAAGTTCTGGAATATCAGGTTTAACTACTCTAGTATTATCCTGAATAGCTACTATATTACCTTCTTGTAACTTCGTTATCCTCATATCTAATTATATTATTATGTAGTTTCTTATGACAATTAGAGCAAACTACTATACACTTATTCATCTCCTTAATAAAAAGAGGTGTGGGAAGGTTCTTAACTGCTCTTGATATTGTATAGAGTTTATTCCTTATATGATGTAACTCTAAACAGCAGTAAGTAGTCTCCCCACATATACAACATTCTTTTTTCCTCTCCCTTAATAAACTCTTGTTAATTTTAGCTGCTTCAGCATTCTCAGTCATAATTAATCATTAGTGATGCCACTTAGCTGCATTTCTAGCGAAATTAGCTCTCTTCTTTTGTAATGGTGTAGCATTGGGATTATTAAGTACAGAACGAGCGTGCTCTTGTACACTTTGACCTGCTTTCTTAGCGGATGCTGTAAACTTACCTCTATTCTCCTTCTTAATATGGATACCACTTCCATTTTTACATCTTGGTACTAGCCTACTTCCCTGCCTAAACATAGGAATACTATCACAATCTACATTACTACACATCTCTTTTAAAGAGACATACATTGCCTTCAATTCTCTCTGATTTAGTTCCATAATTAAATAAGTTTATGTTTCATTTTTTTATTTACAAAATTAAGGCTAAATTTGCACATTATCAAATGAAAGATAGTAAATTATAAATAATGGATTGATGAAAATGAATTAGAGTTTAATTTTAGACGGACTAACATTCAACAATTAAAGGAAATAGATTAATGTCGTTAAGTAGACTAGAAGCAATTTATGCCTGGATTAATAACTTAGGTCCAAATGTTAAGACTATCATAATTATAATTTTATCAGTGATAGTTGTGGAAACTAGTTTTAGAGGGCATACGAAACTCGTTTTACAAGATTATACTGAACAAGTCCAGCAGGAAAAGTACCTAGCTGAGGAATATACAAAGATAATTGCTCCTTCTATTAATGAATACATTGAAAAAATATTAGCACAGGACAAGGATGCTTCTAATGTTATTTTATTGAATTATCATAATACCTTGGTTAGTACTCATGGATTATCTTATAGATACCTTACAGCACTAACTGAGAAGAAGAGAGGTCTGGATACTAAGAGCTGTTTAAGAATATGGAAGGAATTAGAATATATAAACTATGGAGATGAGATTGAGAGAATAAATGCAAACAAGTCATTAAGAATGGATAGTATCCCAGAGTATAGCTCAAGGTTACCAAACTTAGTAGAATTGTTGCAACGTAGTAATGCTAAGTCAGCTGCCTTTTACCCACTAACTGGTGTAGAAGGACCTGTAGGAATGCTAATAGTTATTTATCCTATTAAGAAGCAGTATTACTTAGGATATTATCAATCTGTAATATCACCATCTCTACAACCTCTAACAACATGGTTAGATTATAATTCAGTAAAGGATAAATTTAAAAGGCTATATGAAAGTGGACAAGCAGAACCAGAACGTTTGCTACAACGATGAGAAGCACATGTACTGGGATGAAAATGGAGTGTATGTATCAGTAACAACATTAATTGGCAAATTCTGTCAAGATTTTGATAAGGATTTCTGGTCAGGTTATAAGGCATTAGAGAAGATGTTATCAGCAGAAGAATTTAAAGCTGAGAAATCTCAACTATTAAACACTCATAAGATAGATGTTGAATATTTCTGTAATATGTATGGATTTACTCGTAACGATTACAATAAGGTTCAACAAGACATCTTAGATGAGTGGCAGAAGACTAATGCTGAATCCTGTGAAAGAGGTTCTAAAATTCATGCTGAATTAGAGAGTAATTATACTTCTAAGAAACAATGTGAATTAAGAAAGTTCGGACTTGGAGGTAAGTTTGAAGTAAATACCAATGACTCTTTAATGGAGCACAATAAGGATTTACTTGATATTGAAAAGGGAGTATTCCCTGAGTATATGATATATAGGAAGTCAGATGATGGCAAGTTTAAACTTGCAGGACAGATTGACTTACTGATTAAGGATGGTAATGACATCTATATCATAGACTATAAAACTAACAAGAAGTTAGACGACAAATCATTCTTTGATAAGAGGACTAAGAAATGTCAAATGATGAAGTATCCTATGAACAACATTATGGATTGTAATAAAATGCACTACGCATTACAGTTATCAACCTATGCTTGGATGCTTCAGAAGTTGAACCCCAAGTTCGTCATTAAGAAATTAATGCTTATACATTATGACCATCAAGGTAATGTTTCAGAACATGAATTAGATTACCTAAAAGATGATGTAGAAAGAATGTGTAAGTTCTACAAGAAAGAAGCCATATTAGAGGCAAGAAAAAATAGCAGAAGACCTATAGAATTCTAATATACCTATATGAGTATCTTTCAAACAACTAGGTTTGAGATATTAGCAACTTTATGAACTAAATAGAATAAATTATGGGTCTTAGTGCTATTTTAAATGGACATACAAACGAGATGTTAGGGCTTAACAAGAATATATCTGCTGCCCGCATCCGTTTGTGTAAAGAATGTAAGCTCTATAAAAAGAGTGTGGTATTGGGTGAGATTTGTAACAGTAAGTTATGGATAAACCCAGACAATGAAGATGTAAGTACAGAGAAGAAAGATGGATATATTAATGGATGTGGATGCAGGCTAAGAGCTAAAACAACTCTACCTAATGCAACGTGTCCTATAGGAAAATGGTAATTTAATTTTAATGAGTATGAATAGTTTAAGTACAGTAGAAGCAGTGTTAAAAACAAAGAATCAATTGGTTAGAGGAGATGCTAATGGTAAGAATAGTTTAATGGGTAATGGGGATGTATTTATAATGTCTCCTACTGTAGCTGAAATGGCTAAACAAGATGCTAAAGTAAAATTCAACGAGCAGGTTGAGGAAGCTAGGGCAGAGTGGAATGCTAAAATCGATGAGCAGGAAAGACACGCTAAGATGATGGATGAGAAGATGAAGGACTTACAGATTGTCCCTATCAACAGTTATATATTAGTACAACCTTATGCTAAGAACCCATTCCAGAAGATGAAGGTAACTGAGTCAGGGTTGATACTTCCAGAATATACAGGTACATTTAAGAATCCAGACTCTGGTGAAATGGACCAAGAAGAGAACTTATCAGTTCAAGCATTAGTAATAGAAGCTAGTCCTTTATGTAAATTTGTAAAGGAAGGTGACATTATTTACTATAGAAGAGCATGTGGAGTTCCTATCCCATTCTTCGGACAAGGATTTGAAGTTGTAGCTGAACCTCAAGTTCAAGTAGTAGTTAATTCTGGATTAAAAGATAGATATACAAAGGAATTTAAAAGTGATAATGCATAATGGAAGAGAAAGTATATTTTATGCCAGGTGAGGTAGTAACTCTTAAACAAGATATACCTAACAAACCTGTAATGATTGTGGTTAAGAAGGAGACTATGAATATTAGAACTCATGGTGTTCCCAACGTAACAGAAGATTATTTTAAAGGTATTAGATGTAGATGGTTCTCTACAGAAGGAGTTTTGCAGGAAGCTATCTACAATACTAAGGACCTTTTGAAGGTAGAGAAATAATTAGTATAAATTATGGAGGCTGGTGTATATTTAATAAGTAATAATGTTAATGGCAAGTGTTATGTTGGTAGTACAGTACACCTTGACCAGAGAAGAAGGGAGCATTTCAGTAGGTTAGCTAATAATAAACATATTAATGCACACTTACAAAATGCTTATAACAAGTATGGTAGAGAAGCATTTGACTTCGAAATCTTAGAAACTATAGATATTGATGATAATATAAAAGACAAGTTATTAAAGAGAGAACAATTCTGGATTGATAATCTTAAGCCAGAGTACAATGTCTTACTTGTCGCAGGAAGTAACCTAGGTTATCACCATACCGAGGAAACTAAGAAGAAGATAAGTGAATCTACTACTGGAGTTAAAAAATCTGAGGAACATGCTAAGCATATTAGAGAAGGGCAATCAGGCAGAGTTCTAACTGAAGAACATAAAGCTAAATTGTCTGAAGCAGCTAAGCATAGGAAATCCCCATCAAATCATGCTATTATAAGCATAGATGGGGTTATATATAACTCATTAAAAGAAGCATCTGAAGCTACTGGAGTTAAATATAATACTATTCAGAAGAGACTCAAGAATCCAAACTTCAGTAACTATTACTATGTTAAGTTTGGAAACCAACCTCCTAAGGATTTAGTTAAAGTATGATAAGTATGTTTCAACAGGGTGGGCAGATGAATGACGAGCAAAAAGCATTCACTGCCTATCTTATTAAAGTCCTAAACCCTAAAGATGCAGCGGACTTTGAGAACAAAGTAGCACAGCTATCAGAAAGTGATTTAAAAGAGTTTTATAAACAATACAAAGCAATGGAAGGTAATCAAATTTCAATGGCTAAGTTAGGAGCCAAATTAAGTTATGTTCAAACCCTTAGAGGTGAATGCCCAGAAGGATACGAGGTTGAGAAGTATATGGCTGGGGGTTGTGTTAAGTGCAAGAAGAAAGCTGAGGGTGCTAAAGTAGTAGATATATTTAAAGATAAGTGTGGAGGTAAGGCTAAGAAGAGAGTTAAGAAAGACCAAAAAGGTGCTGTAGTTAATAAGGCTGATACTGTTCATACAAGTAAGGGAATTTATAATGTTAGTAACAAGAAACTTCCCTACAAGAAAATGACTCCCGCTGACTACAAGAAGTTACCACACAATGAAAAAGTAAAAGTTGACCTCAAAGACCAAGAGAATGGTAGAGGTGGAGAAGGTGCTCATGTAGTAAAGAATAAGGGCATCGGTAAAAACTTCTTCGGAGGCTCAATCCAAAGACGTATAATTAAACAATAATTGTTATGACAATATTTCTATATGATAATGTAAATCACGAATTAAGGCTAAACGAACCAGAGATTCTTCTTATTAAGGAGTTCTCTGAGTTATGGACTAATGATAGAAATATCACCAAAGAAGACCCAAAGGGCACTAAGAAAACTAGAGCCTTTAGAGAGTTCACCTATATGTACCTAATGATTGATTGGCAATCACACTATTCACAATTTACTGAAGCTGAACGTAATGAAGCAGCTAAACAAGATAGTGGCATTACAGAGGAGGAATTTAATGACCCTCTATTTAGGGCAGCGTGTAGAAAATATAGAGAGATACAGGAATCAGCAAGAGACATTAAATTAATAAGGGCAGCTCAGAATAAGGTAGATGAACTAATTGATTATTTCAATGAAGGTTCTGATTTACAGGAACGTGACCCAATTACTGGTAAGCCTATATTTAAAGCTAAAGATGTTATTGGGGAAATGTCATCTATATCTAAGGTATTGGATGAATTAGATGCTTTAGAAGCTCGTATTAAGAAGAAACAGAAGGCTGCTACAGGTCTTCGTGCTGGTGCAGTTGAAGGATATGTACCTAAACTAAAGTAACATGGCACGTGGAAGGAAACCTAAAAATAAATTACCAGAATCCCCTACTGTCCAAGCCTTAGTTGAAAAGGTTACAGAAGTAGGGGAACCTACTGGTGTACTAGAAGAGAAGCTCTCAGAGTTTCAATGGGATGTACGAATTGGAGACCCAATAGACTACTTTGACTCTAATCTATCTTATGAGCTTACTGGTTACAGACCTATTGATGGAACAAGAGGACTAGACTTTGACCCTGAGTGGTTTATGGAAGCTAGAAGAACTAAAGCCTCTACTGGTAAATATTGTAACGAACCAATGTTTGGTAAGGCTTATGGAGAGTTTTGGGACCAAGAATATGATAGATGTAGAAATGGTATGACCGTAAATGGTTATACTATTACTGGTGATAATTATTTCTTTATTAATTACTATCAGTTACCTAATCTATCATCTGCAACTAAGGCTGGTGGTGGTCGTTCAGTAGACTTCCCCAATTTCTTTGTTAAACAGTATGAGTACTTCCATTACATTGAACTATGTAAGGTACTGAGAAAGAACGCTATTGGATTGAAAGCTCGTGGTGTTGGATTCTCTGAAATAGCTGCTGCTATTCTTATTAATGGTTATATTACTAGACCACACTTTAGAGGAGTAGTGGCTGCACAGCAAGAAGGTTATGTTGATGACACCCTTAGTAAATGCTGGATGCAGTTATCATACCTAGATGATAATACCGAGGATGGTATGAGAAAACTAAGGCAGGTTCACAACACAGCCAAATGGAAGAGGGCTTCTAGTAAGAATGTAGATGGTGTGGAATCTGGATGGATGTCTGAGATTGAAGGAATTACAGCTGATAAGCCTAATAAGATTAGAGGTGACCGTACTGACATTCTAATGTACGAGGAAAGTGGTTCTTGGCCCAATTGGAAGAAAGCTTTCATTCAGGGTGATGCTCTTATTGATATTCAGGGACAGAGATTCGGTATTAAATTAGCTTGGGGTACAGGTGGTGATAGTGGTCCTGCATTAGAAGGTGTGGCTGCTGCATTCCATGACCCTAAAGGATATGATGTTCTTCCTTATAAACATAACTATACCAAGGAAGGCACATACGTTGAGACAGCATATTTCATTCCTGCATATACTATTGTTACTGCTCCAGGATATGTTGATAAGAGAGGTTGGACTGACCCAGAGAAGGGTAAGGAATTTTACATGGCTAAGAGAGCTACTAAGATTGCTGACCCTAAAGGATTGATGTTATATTCAGCTGAGTATTGTTTTACTCCAGATGAGGCGTTAGCTTTGGAAGGTGATAACCAGTTTAACACTGTATTATTAACAGAACAATTAGCTGCTATTAAGTTGCATAAGATTACTCCACAAGAGTTAAAGCCTAAATGGGGACAATTAGAATATACATTCCAAAACAATGTACACTCTGAGGAAGCTAAGAATGGAGTAAGGTTTATACCAAGTGATAAGGGTAAGGTTTGTATTATTGAACATCCCATTAAGAGTGAGAATGGTTCAGACTTCAGAAACTTATATGTGGCTGGTATTGACGGTATTGACATGGGTATGAATGATACATCAGATAATACAAGAGACCCGTCAGACTTCTGTGTAGTAGTAAAGAAAAGGTGCTTTGGTTTACAAGAACCAATGTATGTTTGTATCTACAAAGACAGACCTAATAATCTTGAAGAGGCTTATAGAACAACCCTCAAGATTCTTGAATACTATAACTGTAAGGCTTGTCTTGAATCTACTCGTATTAGTATTCTTACTTGGTTTAGAACTAAGAAGAAAGAGGAGAGATTCTTAATGAGAAGACCTAGAGCCACACAGTCCGATATACAGGCAGGTAGAAGTAGACAATTTGGTGCTCCTGCAACTGAAGCTGTTATTCAACATCAGTTAGACCTTATTGATTGCTATATCAATGATTACTGCCACAATATGTGGTTTGAACCAATGATTAATGAACTTATTACTTATTCTTATGAGAATAAAAGAAAGTTTGATATTGTAGCAGCGATGGGTATGGCTGAGTTAGGAGATGAAGAGTTAAGTGGTATTCCACCACAGGAGGCTGATAACGGAGGGAGAAAGTTAAGACTATTTGGTTACTGGACTGATGAATATGGAATTAAACACAAAGGGGTTATTCCCGATAAACAGTCTATAGTACCTAAGTTTAATCTGTTCCCAACACAATACTATGACGACACAGGACATCGAACAAGCAATCCGAGATTTAATTAAATCTCTATATTGTAAAGAATATCAGGGAGTCCTAAAGGTTTACGAAACCACTTACAAATTTCCAGGAGAAGAACCTGAGCACGTGGGATATAGAATGGACCTTGGACTTAATAAAGATGAAAAGCCACTGTCCATTGCGTGCGATGGTACAGCTGAAGAATTTATAAAGTTTATTGAGAAGGAATTAAAGGAGCGAAGTTTAGTTAGAACTAAATACTTCACTGCTATACAATTATATGATTACGAAGATGGGTGCAAACAAAAGAAGTGATGATTATTTGATAGAGAAGATTGACAAAGCTGTAAATGAGTTAGTCTTCAACAAATGGAAATTACAGAAGGCATACAACTATTATAACGGTAAGAGAGATGCCGAGCAATTTAGGTATCTTGAAGAAAACTTTGGAATAGGTAATCCTACTTCTATTGAGTTCACTCCTCTTATAAAGAAACACGTTGATGCTTTAATTGGAGAGTATTTAGATATTCCAATTCTTCCGAAAGTATCTTGTAAAGACAAGGAAACAATCTCTAAGATTACTAGGCAGAAGGAATTAGAGATAAGTCAGCAAGTATATACATTCTTACAAAAGCATCTAAATAACCAAATACTGTCCTTTATAGGTGGGGGTAATGTTAGTGATGCATCTGTTGAGGCTGATATTGAGAAACTGATTGAGGATATTAATAATAACTTTATTAGTGACTATGAAATAGCAGCTCAGAATGTTATTGAATATGTAATTCAGTCTAGAAATACTGACTTAGCTAATAAACTAAAAGCATTACTGTTAGACTTACTTGTTACTGGCTGTTCATTCTATAAGGTTAAACCGTCAGCAAGTGGTACTAATATTAGTATTGACGTTCTCAATCCATTAAATACATTTGTTGATAGAAATCCAGAGTCACCTTATGTAAAGGATAGTTACAGAGTTGTAATTAGGAAATGGATGACCAAGCAGCAGATACTAGTTGAATATGGTAAGGATTTGAGTGATGAAAGTAGGGCTGAGTTAGAGGATATGTATGAACACTACTCTGATAGTTCTTATATGTATATTAGAGCTATGGAGAATCAAGTTGGATGCAGACCTATTATGGAAGGCGAAGGAGCTGGATTAGATGCTGGTAAAGGTATTGTTCCAGGATTCCCAGCTGATACTTATGAGTCATTTAACTATAAACTATTACCTGTTTATGAAATAGAATGGATTGACATTGACAAAGAAGGAGATGAATATGTTCAGAATAGATATGAGGGGGTAAGAATAGGACAATCTATATACGTTCTTACTGGTAAATCAGAGAATGTTATTAGGACTAAGGATGCTCCAACTAAATGTGGATTATCTGTTAATGGTGTATATCTTGTTAATAGAGACAATGTTCCACAATCCTTAGTACTACAGTGTGCTCACCTGCAAGATAAGTATGACTTAATTACATATTTCAGAGATAATATTCTTGCTAATAGTGGTACAGATGGTGACTGGTTAGACTTATCAATGCTTCCTACTATATTAGGTGATGACCTTACTGAGAGAATACAAAAGTGGATAGCCTTTAAAAAGACTGGAGTTGCTTTAGTAGATACAAGTCAGGAAGGTAGAGCATTTAATAACAATACCTCATTTGCTGGATTTACTGATACTATTAAGGTTCAAACTATACAGGCATTTGACCTAGCCTTACAAAGAGTGGAAGACCAAACATCATCTATTACTGGTGTATTTAGGGAAAGGTTAAATGGTATTCAACAGAAAGATGCAGTTAGTAATGTAGAAGCTGGGGCTAGAAACTCCTATACTATTACTAAACCTTTCTATCAGACTATGGATACGTTGTCAATAGATATACTTAGAGATTGTATTGACATGGCTAAGATAGTATGGAAGAAGGGATTAACTGGAACTCTAATTCTTGGTGATAAGTTGCAGAAGGTATTTACAGCATTACCAGAGCATTTTACTCATACTGATTATGATGTACATATTGTACCAAGCACTCAGATTATGAAGGAGATGCAAAACATACAACAAGTAATTATAGAGCTTATCAAGAGTGGTCAATTAGACCCCGATATGATTGTAGATGCTCTGACAGCTAGAAGTCTTACTGAGCTTAAAGTAAAGGTTACTAAAGCCTTTTCTAAGAAGAAAAAGGAGATGAATGAGATGGGGCAATTACAACAGCAGCTTGAACAATTACAACAACAGAATCAGCAACTTCAACAACAACTTCAACAGGCTCAAGGCAAGATTGAAAGTCTTAATGAGGCTAAGTTGGAAATTGAAAGACAGAAGGTTCAAAACGAAGCTGATATTAACTGGTACAATGCTAGGACTCAAAGAGACAAGTCACAGAGTGATGCTGAGAATGATACTAAGAGAACAGATATTGAGTATGCTCAACTGTTTGATGGTAATCAAATGAATAACGAAGTTAAAAACGCATAAGAATGATAAATCTCAATCAAAATGAAAGACCAACCTCCCTGCAAGTAAGTAGACTATATCTACTGCCTGCAGGTGACTTTGAGTTACCTTATGGAAGTAATGCTGTTCTTGTTAAGAACATTACTGATGATAATGTAACTGTAGAGGTGTTATTAAAAGATTCGGAAGGTCAGTATGTATCTACTGTATTCTATCCAGGATGGAATCCTGAATTAGTTATAGGGATTAAAGCTGTACCTGAAAGTACATTACAAGTAGGTAACTAACATGGGAATTTATATTGGCATTGGTAACCATATTGGGAGGGCTAATTTAAAGGTTATCTCAGTTGTAGTTAGAATTATAGACAGAGGTACTGGATTACCCTTAGTAGGTGCTATAGTCATCTTTAAGGGTAAAGAGTATATAACTGATGCCAATGGACAAGTAATATTAAAGGGATTTGAGAATAGTAGTTATCCATTAATAGTTAAACGACAAGGACATGAGTCCTATATAGTGGATAAGTGGAAACTAGAGAATGGAGATATATATCTCACTGATGTTACTAGAAATATTCTTGCTGAAATTGGCGTTAATATACTTACAGAAGATGGAGGTCTAATCTTTAGAGATTTGGCAAACATTATATTAGAAGATGGTAAATTTATGGTTACAGAAAATGGTGATTTAATTTTATTTGAATAATGGCAGCAACTGACATTAAAATCTCTCAAATGACCCCTGCTACAACACTAGCTGGTGATGAGTTAATTCCTATTGTTCAGAATGGGGCTAATAAGTCAACTACTGTTAATAAGGTAATTGAAGGTTTAGCTACAGAACAATGGGTAACTAATGCAATAGCTGATGCAGGAGGTAAGGTTCTTGTTGTTACAGAACTACCAGCTAAAGGTAATCCCAATACCATTTACATGGTTCCTAATGAAAGCTCTAGAGCTAATGATGTATACGATGAGTATATATGGATGGTTACTACTGAGAAAACTGGTTGGGAGTTCTTAGGTAATAAACACGTAGAAGTAGACCTTACAGGTTACTACAACAAGACACAGGTAGATAAAGCTATTGAGGATTCTGAGGCAAGAAGCACAGCTGCTATTGCTCTAAAAGTTGATAAGGTAGACGGTAAGCAGTTATCCACTAACGACTACACAACAGCTGAGAAGCAAGAAGTAGCAAAGATAGCTAACAAGGTAGATAAGGTTGAAGGTAAACAATTATCTACAGAAGATTATACAACAGCTGAGAAAACTAAGCTGAGTGGGATAGCAGACAATGCTAATAACTATACACACCCCACCACAGCTGGTAACAAGCACATTCCAGCAGGAGGTACACCAGGACAAATTCTGGTAAACACTGGAGATGGCACAGCAGAGTGGCAAGACAATCAAGGTGGAGGAGGTGGAACTATTGATTACACAGGTCTAGAAGATATTTATTCTTATGGTGTAGAGTGGGATACTACTGTAGCTGACCCTGCATTAACTAGAATTGGTAATCCCCTACTTCACAAGTCACTACCTATACAATCACAATACAAGGGCTGTGTAGCTAACAATGGTGTGATTAACTACTATCTAGACCCAAATGATTGGAGTAAGAAGATTACAGGTGAGGATTCAGTACTTGATGGAACTGATGGTACAGTAAGAGTACACACACCTAAGTTCTATGGTAAATCTGGAACTAATGTACAAGACTCCAATAAAAAATGGGTGAGAATATCTACCATTAAGATGGATGATACTTGGATAGAGATTCCTGAAATGTTAATTGATGCTTATAGAAGTACAGTTGATACTACAACTTCTGCAACTCCAAAAGCAGTCTCTGTAGTTAATACTACTGCCCAATTCCGAGGCGGAGGTAATAGAACTGCTAATGATACGTACCTAGATACAGATGCATTCAGAAGTGATTTAGGTAAACCAAGAACTAACATCTCAAGAGCTAACATGAGAACTTATGCTACTAATGCTGGTTCTGAAATGTTATGCTATGAGTATTACAAGTGGATATTCTACTGGGCTTGGGTTATTGAATATGCAACATTTAACTCTCAAGCTGCATATAATGCAGAACTAACTGCTGAAGGTTATCATCAAGGTGGTCTAGGAGATGGTGTTACTACATGGGATGGAACTAGCTGGAATAACTATAACGGTTATTATCCTTTAACTCCATGTGGATATTGCAATGAATTTGGTAACTTTACTGGTGTTAAGGATTTAGTAATTCCTGAGACTGTAGTAAGTGAAGCTACAACAGTAGCCTCTAAGACATTTAAGGTTCCAAGATGGAGAGGATTTGATAATCCATTCGGAGACATCTGGACTAACCTAGATGGTATTATCTTAGAGAGAACAGCCGCTAATCAGCCAAGTAGTGTATACACTACAACTGACCCAACAGCATTTGGAGATGATAATACAGCTAAGGGCAAGATGACTGTTGCAGGAACAGAGGTAGCATCTGATGGTTACATAAAGGCATTTGACCTTGGAGAAAAGGGTGAGATAATCCCTTCTGCTGTAGGTGGTTCGAATACGACATATATGTGTGACTACCATTATTGCAATACATCGAGCACAGCATTAAGAACGCTC